ACTAGTACCGCATTAAATCCAGTATCGACTGCTAAAATTGCAAAAACTATTGCAAAGTCTACGCCATCTCCAGCACCAATAGTTAGAACAGTAAAAGCAACTTCTGTTAGAACTGCTCCAAAAGGTGCAAATAAAATTACAACTAATGTTTGGAATGAACCAACAGCACCTAGCAGTCGTATAAATCCATCTAAACCTTCTGGTCCTAAAGTATCTTCTACTAAGGCATTACCCAGTACACCATCCAGACCAGCACTTCCTTCGGCAGGAAAAACATCTGCAAGTGTAAAGGCACCTAAACCAACTTTTAAACCAGAAGCACTTCCTAAGGCAACAAAGTCTGCTGAACCTGCAGGAGCATTGGTTCGTACAAAAGCACCTAAACCAACCTTTAAACCAGAAGCACTTCCTAAAGCAAAAACAACGGGAGAACCTGGTGGAGCGTTAGTTTCTACAAGAGCACCTAAACCAACTTTTAAACCAGAAGCACTTCCTAAGGCAACAAAGTCTGCCGAACCTCCAGGAGCATTAGTTCGTACAAAAGCACCTAAGCCAACCTTTAAACCAGAAGCATTACCTAAAGATCCAAAGGTAGCACAACCAGCAGGAGCATTAGTTAGTACAAGAGCACCTAAACCAACTTCAAAGACACCTACTTCTGGGGGTGGAAAATCATCTAAAGGTAGTGGTTTGACACAAACTGTTCGCGCTACTTTATCACCCACAGAAAAAACTGGAAATATGAAGTATCCAGGTTTAGAAAAATATGCAACAGGATCATCTTCTTCTGGTGGTTCGTCAAAATCTCCAATTTCTTCTTTATCAAGAAATCTAAAAACTGCGGGAATTGTTGGTACAGCAGCTGCTGGAACTGTAGCAGTTGATCAAGCAATGAAGGGTGAAAAGCGTAGAAGTGATGCTGAATTGAGAAAGAATATAAAAACTAATGTTTATAATACTATTGATACACCATCTGTAGATAAACCAACAGGACAAATTCGTAGTCGCTTAAAAGTTGGTTCTCGTAAGATTGGTTCTACATTTGATGATGCATTCAGAGAGGCAAAAAGAAAGGAAAAGGAGGCAAAGAGAATTGGAGATCCAGTTCCAACAACATTCACTTATGGTGGAAAGGAGTACACTACTAAAATGAAAGAAAACGCAATTTACGAAGCAAAAGACGAAACTGAAGAAGGTATTACGGGACTTCCAATACCAAAGAAAAAAATGAGTCCTAAAAAAAGACATGAATTTGAAAAGAAAAGAAGAGTAGAAAGAAAGAAGCGTGGAGATGAAAGAGTAGGGGATACTTTTTCTCAACATAGAATGACTGGCAGTAGAGGTAGTGGATCTGAATATGAAAATATTCGCTCAGTTCGTGAAGAACTTCTTGTAGATTATCTTCTTGGTGAGGGTTTTGCTTCTGATGAAAAGTCAGCACAAGCAATCGCTGGTGCAATGAGTGAAGATTGGAAACAAAATATTGTTGAAGCAGTTACTGGTGGAAGTGCTCCCCAAATGCCAGCATCTGTTGTAAAATTTGTTGATGAACTTCCAGGTAAAATACAGAGTGCTCTTCAAGGCAAACCACCTTCATCTACCAAACCAAAACCTAAAAAACTAAATTAAGACACTTTTCAAACTGGCACACTAGAGGGTCTCATCACCCTCTTTTTTTGTATGATAGGTTCATACGCAACAAACCCATGACCGTTCGCCACGAAATCAAGTCTCAACTTGCCAAACTGCTTGCCACCGAAGACCTTGTGGTTGAGCACAAGAAGGTAGAGACTGCTCAGTTCAATGTACACACCCGTGTGTTGACCCTGCCGATGTGGGAAAAGGCAAGCAACACTGTTTATGACCTTCTGGTTGGTCATGAAGTTGGTCATGCTCTTTATACTCCCGATGAGGACTGGACTAAGCAAGTTAAAGTCCCTCCTCAGTTTGTGAACATTGTAGAGGATGCTCGTATCGAAAAACTGATGAAACGCCGTTATCCTGGTCTTGCCAAGACTTTCTATAACGGTTATAAAGAACTTGCCGATGATGATTTCTTCCAACTCAAAGACGACAATCTGGAAACCTATAATCTTGCTGACCGTGCCAACCTTTGGTTCAAGATCGGTAACTATATTGATGTACCTATTGAACGTGGTGAAGAGACTGAGATTATCAATCTGATTGCCGATACTGAGACCTTTGCCGATGTTTTGATTGCTTCTGAGGCACTTTATAAGTATTGTAAGCAAAAGCAACAGGAAGAAACTAAGACTCCAATTGATAATCTGGAGTCTCAGGATTCTGGTGCAAGTCAACAACCTGCCTCTGATTTTTCAGATCAGCAAGAGGGTGAGAATGACCAACCTGGATCTGATAGTGAATCTCAACCTCCCACAACGAGTGAAACTGGACAGGAGAAGCAACCTACTTCTCAGAGTCCTGATGATGGTGAAGAACCTGAAGTTAAGACGATGGACAATCTTGAGGAAGCACTTAAAGATCTCATTAACAATGATGGATATGAGAATGTATACCTTGAACTTCCTAAACTTGATCTTAATAAAGTAATTGTTCCCAATTCTGAAATCCATGAAAAGTGTAAAGTAACATGGAGTTCTTTTCTTCAAGATCGTGAATGGAACTATGTTGATGTGTTTGGTAAAGTTGATAAGGATTTTGTAGAGTTCAAGCGTTCTGCACAGAAAGAAGTCAACTATCTGGTAAAAGAGTTTGAATGTCGCAAGGCAGCAGATTCCTATGCCCGTGCTACCACTGCTCGCACTGGTGTTCTGGACTGCACCAAACTTCATACTTACAAATATAACGAAGACCTTTTCAAGAAAGTCACCACTCTTTCTGATGGTAAGAATCACGGTCTGGTGTTCGTTCTGGACTGGTCTGGTTCTATGTGCGAAGTGATGATGGATACGGTCAAACAACTGTTCAACCTTGTTTGGTTCTGTAAGAAGGTCTCAATTCCGTTTGAGGTTTATGCCTTCACTACTGATTATCCTCTGGTGAAGTATGAAGATGGTAAGGCAAACATTCGTGAACTTGCTTATAAGAAAAAGGATGGTCTCGTTCAGGTTGGTGAATGGTTCTCTATGATGAATCTTCTTACCAGCAAAGTAAACAGCAAGACTCTGGATGAGCAGATGAAGAATATCTTCCGCCTTGCTACTTCTTTCCGTTATAATTCTTATACTTCCTATCAAGCCCCTATGGGTATGAGTCTTTCGGGAACTCCGCTGAATGAGGCACTGATTTCTCTTCATCAGATTCTTCCTAAGTTCCAGAAGGAAAACAAGCTTCAGAAGGTTCAGTGTGTGATTCTGACTGATGGTGAGGGTGCTCTGCTCAAGTATCACCGTGAAGTTCAACGCCGCTGGGAGGAAGACGCTTATATGGGCACTGCTCATATCGGTCCTAATGCCTTTCTCCGTGACCGTAAGACTGGTATGACTTATTCTTGCGATTGTGAGTATCACGAGTTCACTGATGTTCTGCTTCGCAATCTTCGGGACAGGTTTACTGATATGAACTTTATCGGTATTCGTGTTCTGGAATCTCGTGATGCTGGTGGTTTTATTCGCCGCTATTGTGGGTATTATGGTGACACCTATGATAAGGTGATGAATGCCTGGAAAAAAGAAAAGGCATTTACTATCAAGTCTTCTGGTTATCATTCCTACTTTGGTCTTTCTGCCGCAACTCTTGCTCAGGAATCTGAATTTGAGGTTGCTGAAGATGCTACCAAGTCTCAAATCAAATCTGCTTTTGTGAAGAGTTTGAAGTCTAAGAAGATGAACAAGCGTATTCTTGGGGAGTTTGTGGAGTTGGTTGCGTAATAAATAATCTTAGAAAAGTACAACAACTCATATGAATTCCCAACAGGTTCAAGATATTCGCCTTATGTATGAGGCAGTTTATAATGATGAATTGAGAGAGAAAGCAAACGAGTATAATAATTCATCTGATCTCATTGATGAGGCACATGCTGCTGATACTCAATATGGTGTAAAAAGTTTAATTAATCCATATAGTGTTCGTTCAGTAGTTCCTCGTTTTCCAGGACTAACCCTTCCTGAACCTGATAATTCTATTCCTAGAGTAAATATTCCAAAGTTTCCTTCACCAAAGACAAGAGATGATGGTAGAACTGAAAGACCAAAAAGAACACCAAGAGAAAAACCAAAAGTAACTGCGCCTGCAGCACAAAAACCAAAAGTAGATAAAACAACAACACCTCCAGTTGTTTCACAAAAACCACAATTAACAAAAACTCCTAATCCTTTAATGGTTGATATGCCAAAAGGTCCAGGATCTATGGCAGCACCAGAGAAACCAACTGTGGCAGCACCATCTGGACCAAGAACTCCTATTTCTCCTGGATATTTTGGTGGTGGTGTTGGAACTAGACCTACTGGCATGTCTAGTGGAACATCAACTGTCAGAGGTTTAGATCGTTCTGTTACTTCTGGATTGACAACCAAACCACAAGATGAAGCACAAAGAAAGGCAAGAGAAAAATCAGCATTATCGCAGAGAGTTGCTGGATATAGATCTGGCGGACCATCTGCAGGTGTAAGAGAGGAAGTAGACCTTTTTGATTACCTTCTTGAATACTTAGTTGCTGAAGGTTACGCTGATACCAATCAAGATGCTTTAGTTCTCATGGCAAACATGAGTAAAGAAGATCTTGATGAAGCAACTCGCCTTTTTTATAAGTTGCAGGCAAAAGGAAAAAGAGGATCTTCAACTGCAAGAGCACAACAAACTTCTGATGCTGATTTGGAGACTCAGAAAAATTTAAAAATGAAAAAGCAAAGACAAAAGCAAATGAGAGACAGAGAAGATGATGATGATCCTAGAGATCATGGATCAATGAGTGCTGCTGAAAGAAACCCATCAATGCGTTGATTGGACACTTTCAAAACTGTCACATGGGGCACTTGGTTGCCCCTTTTTTGTCTGTATAATATGAGAGTTCAAATGAAACACCCAACTACATCATGTCTCGCAAGTCTTCTGTGAATAACGAACAACTCATTTCCGAACTCAAGTCTATGTATGGTACTGAGTTTTCTGCTGCAGATGTTCGTGGTTACTGTGCATCTAAAGGAATCTCTTATCCTACGGTAACTCGTTATCTTGAACCTTTCAAAACAGATCGTGGTCGTTGGAATCTTGAAATTACTCAAGAACGTGTTGAAGAGATTGAGCGTTCTTATCAAGCACCTGCTGCCCTCCCTGCTGTGGAACAAAACCTCATTCCTGATAAAGATGATACCTTCGTCAAGTTTGGTAATTTTGGTGATATCAAAAAGATTATTCAGTCCCGTCTTTTTTATCCTACGTTCATTACGGGTCTTTCGGGTAATGGTAAAACGTTCGGTGTGGAGCAAGCTTGTGCCCAACTGAAACGTGAATTGATTCGTGTCAACATCACGATTGAGACTGATGAGGATGACCTGATTGGTGGTTTTCGTCTTGTGAATGGTGAAACTGCCTGGCACAATGGTCCTGTGGTGGAAGCACTTGAGAGGGGTGCGATTCTACTCCTGGATGAGATTGACCTTGCTTCTAACAAGATTCTGTGTCTTCAATCTATTCTGGAAGGTAAAGGTGTCTTCCTGAAAAAGATTGGTAAGTTTGTAAAACCTTCTGCTGGATTTAATGTCTTTGCTACTGCTAATACCAAAGGTAAAGGTAGTGATGATGGTCGATTCATTGGCACTAATGTTCTTAATGAAGCATTCTTGGAACGATTCCCTGTGACCTTTGAGCAGTCCTATCCTGCCCCTGCTACCGAACAGAAGATTCTGGAAGGCATCGCTCTGGACTTGCAAGTGGAAGACCGTGACTTCTACAGTATCTTCAATGATAAGGCGAAGGCAATTCAAGTGTGTGTGAACCGCTTTGATGACGAAACCAAGCAAGCATTTCTGGAACTGTATGATAAAGTGGATGCTGACTTCAAGATGCCCACTAGTGAACTTGAATTGACGATTGAGGGCGGTCACGAAGTTGACCTGAACCGTACATTCTGATATAATTGGGGAAGGTAAATTATGACCCTTCCCTTTATTATTATGTTTGGTCCAGAAGACGAAAGAAACCTGAATGAGTACACTATTTCTATGAATGAAACTAAAAACAATCTTTGGAAATATAATGAAGACAAGATCTTCAAAGATGTTGAAGATTATGTGACTAGCACTTATCACGGACATTACTGTGGTGATGAGCAAGGTTATGATGATATTCAAACAATTGACCTGATGGCAGCAAAGAAACTTGCTGCAGGTTTCTGTCAGGCAAACATCTTGAAATATGGAAGTCGCTATGGTGATAAAGATGGTCGCAACAAACGTGATCTTCTCAAAGTTATTCACTATGCTATGCTTCTGCTCCACTTCGATGGGCACTATTCCCGTCAGAATAATGGTCTGTCCGAATTCCGTTGATTATGAAACTCCAAAACAAAACTATGAAACTCTCTGATAATACCCTTGCTCTCCTGAAGAACTTTGCTGGTATCAACAACTCCATTCTTGTGAAGCAGGGTAATCAACTTCGTACTATTTCTGTAGCAAAAAACATTCTTGCTGAAGCAGATATTAATGAAGAGTTCCCCCGTGACTTTGCTATCTACGATCTGAACCAGTTTCTTAATGGTCTGGGACTTCACCAGGATCCTGATTTGGACTTTACCGAAGAATCGTATCTCAGCATCAAAGAAGGTAAACGTCGGGTGAAATATTTCTATGCCGATCCTAACGTGATTATTTCTCCTCCTGATAAAGAGATTCAACTTCCTTCTCAAGATGTTTGTTTCCAACTGGACAGCACTTCTTTGGAGAAACTGGTGAAGGCAGCAGCAGTGTATCAACTGCCCGACTTGTCTGCTGTTGGTGAGGCAGGTGTCATCAAACTGGTGGTTCGTGATAAGAAGAACGATACTTCTAACGAGTATGCCATTGTGGTTGGTGAGACCGATGCTGAATTCACCTTCAACTTCAAGGTAGAGAACATCAAGATTATTCCTGGTGCCTACGATGTGGTGGTGTCTTCTAAACTTTTGTCTCAGTTCACGAACACCAAGTACAATCTGAAGTATTATATTGCTCTGGAACCTGATTCTACTTTCTGTTGATGGAATTTCTTCTTTATCTTTCTACTCAACAAATGGATGTCTATAGAATGGTATCTAACAAAGTTCGAGTAGTTGAAAATGCTCCTATTTGCAAAAAGTATGACATCTTTGGATTTTACGATAGTGCAAAAAGAGTTCTAACAATGTGTACAGATACTCTGAAAAAATTTGAAAATCTGCATATTAATGTTAATGAGACTCTAATGCATGAGTCTGTTCATGTTGCACAATCTTGTAAAACTAGATTTACTTTTTTAGATTCTTTTGGTATTAATCCATCTTTCATGCCTTTAAGTTATCAAAAAGAACAAGATCTAAAGAAAGTGATAACTTTCGATTCTAGACTTAAATATATTGATAGGGAGGCATTTTGGATGGAGGACAAACCCGAAAAAGTCAAGTATGTTCTTCAAAAGTATTGCTTCTGATGAATATCTTCGTTACCTCTCCCTGGCCAGCAGAGAGTGCTATTTGTCTTCCCGATAAACATATCGTCAAGATGCCTCTGGAATGCTGTCAAATGCTTTCCATTGTTGCATCAGAAAAATGGGGACACGGGTATGGGCACCTGTATAAAACAGACAATACTCCCTACAAAACAGAAAAAGGCGCATTTCGCAATCATCCCTGTACAAAATGGGCAGCAGATAGTATTCACAATGCCTATTGGTTGATCAAGTGGGGAATGAACTTGTGTGATGAGTATACTATGCGGTATAATAAAACTCACTCCTGCTACAAGACTCTTGTAGATGCTTTCTTCTTATTCCCAAGAGGAAAGATTCCAGAAGTAACTCCATTTGCTCGGGCAATGCCTGAGGAATGGAAATTTGATGATAGCATTGATACCTTTACCGCATACAAAAGGTATATTGCCTCAAAACATTGGGTAAAAGATAACTACCTTCGACTGCCCCAACGTAAACCTGATTGGATTTGATTATGGCAAGTGAATTTCTTTTTGTGGAAAAGTACCGTCCTCAAGTAATTGAGGATTGTATTCTTCCCGATGATACTAAAAAAACATTCAAGGAGTTTGTAGAGAAGGGTGAGATTCCAAATCTTCTTCTTGCAGGACCTCCTGGTATTGGTAAAACTACAATCGCAAAAGCATTATGTAATGAATTGGGGGCAGATTATTATGTCATCAACGGATCCGACGAAGGACGTTTCCTGGATACTGTACGAAACCAAGCAAAGAACTTCGCTTCGACCGTCTCACTTACGGGATCTTCTAAACACAAAGTCATCATCATTGACGAAGCAGACAATACCGGTAATGATGTTCAACTCCTACTACGGGCGAATATTGAGGCATTTTATAACAACTGCCGATTCATCTTCACCTGTAACTACAAGAACAAGATTATTGAACCTCTCCATTCCCGATGTGCGGTCATTGATTTTACTATTAAAGGGAAGCAGAAACAACAACTTGCAGGAAGTTTCTTCAAAAGAGTTCTTCAAATCTTGGATCAGGAGAAAATTGAGTACGATGAAAAGGTTGTTGTTGAACTTGTCACAAAACACTTCCCAGATTTTCGTAGGGTCCTCAACGAATGCCAGAGGTATTCTACAGGAGGAAAAATCGACTCAGGCATTCTTGCATCTTTCTCAGACATCTCTGTAAATGAACTTATTAAAAATCTCAAAGATAAGAACTTTTCTGAAGTCCGAAAGTGGGTGGTCTCCAACTTGGACAACGATGCTTCTAGTCTTCTTCGCAGGGTTTACGACGCCACTTATGATTGCTTACTTCCCCAATCTATCCCTGCTGCCGTTCTTGTTATTGCTAAGTATCAATACCAATGTGCGTTCGTGGCTGACCAAGAAATTAACCTCCTAGCAGCATTAACTGAAATTATGGTGGAGTGTGAGTTCCGATGAATCTATATAAAATAGACTACAAAGTTCTAAAAGAAGAACCTGTAAAGACAACTCCCGAAAATGTAAAGGAGGCAAACGAAGGTTTGTTTCGTGCTAAACTGACTCTTCCTGCTGCTGCAAAGCATTGTGGTATGACGCAGAAAGAAATGAAACTTACCTTCTTTGAATATTTGAAGTATCATCCTAAAGATTATGAAAACAAAAATTGATTTCTTGAAAGTTATTGAGATAGATAAATTATCCAAACTTCTTTCTACCCTAACAGGAAATACTGATCCAACTCAATATTTTGATGTTGGTAGGATGATTGAGTTAGCGTATGAAGCATATAGTAATGGAAATCTTCGAAGAGTTAATTTAACTGGGAGGGATTTGGTAGATAGAAATAATACTACATATGAGTCTAAAAAAGTAACCTTTGGGAATAAGTCTGAGACAGCAGTAAGGGGGGTGGTTGTAAAAAATGGTAGAGGAAAAGATAAAGATGTATCAAATTTTATTCCAGCAGATTACTATATTTTTAGTGATCCAGATAAATTAAAAGCTTGTTGTGTTCCTGGATCAATGTTATATAATATTAGAAAATCTGGTAGCAATGATCTTACCGCCAGTTGTGATCCTGGACCAGAACATTTTTTCTTAAATGGCGGTCCTTCTTCTAATAAAAATTATTTTCAGGAAAAGGATAAACTTATAATGAACTTTATTGAAAGTGTGCAATGAAATCTCTTAAAACACCTCTTCGTTATCCAGGCGGCAAGTCTCGTGCTTGCGTCAAGATGGATCCTTACTTTCCAGACCTTCGCAACTATGATGAGTTCCGAGAACCATTTCTTGGTGGAGGAAGTGTTGCGATTCATATCACTAAGAAATATCCCAGCCTAGATATTTGGGTGAATGATTTGTATGAACCACTGGTAAACTTCTGGCAGCAACTTCAGATGTGTGGGTATGATTTGAAAAGTGAACTAGTTGATTTAAAGACAGCAAATAATACTCCAGATAAATCAAAAGAACTTTTCCTCCAATCAAAGGAACGGATCAATGACAAAACTGTGTCAAACTTTGATCGTGCTGTGGCTTTTTATGTTGTCAATAAGTGCTCTTTCAGCGGTCTCACAGAGAGTTCATCATTTTCACCACAAGCATCCAACGCCAACTTCTCTATGCGAGGGATTGAAAAACTGCCTGCGTATTCTGAACTAATCAAAAACTGGCGTATAACTAACTATTCGTATGATTATCTGATGGATGGAAACAAGGGTGCTTTTATGTATCTCGATCCTCCTTATGACATTAAGGATAATCTCTATGGGCACAAAGGATCAATGCACAAAGGATTTGATCACGATAAGTTTGCTGCTGATTGTGATTCTAATAATATGGATCAATTGGTAAGTTATAATTCTGACCAACTTGTAAAGAATCGATTCAAGAACTGGAATGCTGCTGAGTTTGATCTGACTTATACAATGCGTTCTGTTGGTGAATATATGCGAGAACAAAAAACCCGTAAAGAATTACTGCTATTTAATTATGGAATTGAAGGACTGGTTAAACTCGATCAATCAGACCAAACAGAATCTGATTGAAGAAGACCCTTCGCTTGAGAAGGAATATCCTCCGTATGTTATCAATCGTTGTCTATCTGGGCATATTGATTGTGTAATGTTTGCGAATGAAATGAATCAATATCATTTCCTCCCAAAAAAGATGCAATATGACTTTTTTATAAATAGTCTGAGGAAAAAGAAGAGATTTTCTCCCTGGCTCCGACAAGATAAAATCAAAGACCTTGATTATGTCAAACGTTATTATGGTTATAGTAATGAAAAGGCAAAACAAGCTTTGAGGATTCTTACTAAAGAACAACTTAATTTTATTAAATCGAAATTTGAAACTGGAGGAACAAAATGAGTGTAGTTCAAGAACCTGAAGTGAAGTGGACGCCCGACCAAATGGTGGAAGTGATTCTCAATGAACCTGATGATTTTCTAAAGGTTCGTGAGACTTTGACCCGTATCGGAGTTGCTTCAAGAAAGGAAAAGAAAATCTATCAGTCTTGCCATATTCTGCACAAGCAAGGTAGATATTATCTCGTTCACTTTAAGGAACTGTTTGCTCTTGATGGTAAACATGCTAACTTGACTGTGAATGATGTTCAGCGTCGTAATCGTATTGCCCAACTTCTTGCAGATTGGGGTTTGATTGAAATTGTAGATCTGACTAAGATTCAAGATATTGCTCCTCTGAACCAGATCAAGGTTCTCGCCTATAAGGACAAGGGAGATTGGATTTTAGAAACTAAATATAATATTGGTGCAAAGAAGAAAAAGGTAGAGGATACCGAATAAAAATAGGACGGGTTTCCTACCCGTCTTTTTTTATGATCTAGTATAATTATATACGGATGCCGTAAGGGTCCACACAAACAAACTCGCTTTTTAAGGAGCTACAATAATGACCAGTATCACAAGATATACTGCTGCTGATCTTCCTGCTCTGATGGAGAGGATTACTCGCAATAGTATTGGAATGGACGAATATTTTGATCGTTTATTTAATCTTCACGAAACTACAACAAATTACCCGCCATATAACCTTGTTCAGGTAAATAATGTTGAGTCGCCGAATCGGATAGGACGTTTATCCACAAGGGAGTGGCTAGCAGAAGTTTTAAACGAGCGTGGACTTTATCCGACGACACAGAAGTCAGGGAAGTCACATTTGAAGACGGACTTCTACGGATCGTACTTGGGAAAGTAATTCCGGAACATCATACTAGGAAAGACTATCTCTAAATAAAAGAAAAACGCCAGATGAAAACTTTTCAGCAGTTTATGGAAAAGGTAGGTGATTTTGGTAATCCACCTTTACAAACCAAAGAAAATTGTTATGGTAGAACTGTAAAGTATGCTATGGCACCAAAAAAGAAAGTATGTGCTTTAGATACTGATAGTGGTTCTGGTGGTTCTTCTGGTGATTCTGGTGGAGACTAAATACTTTTGAATATCGTCGGCGCTAGGGAGGCAACTGGCAAAAACCAGTTGACGCCTCCCATTTTTCTTGGTATAATGTATGGAGGAAAATCAAAACAATGTCAATTAAGTTAGCATTATTGAAATCTGGTGAAACAGTAATTTCTGACATCAAAGAATTGATTTCTGATGAAAAACTATGTGGATATCTATTTACAAATCCACATAAAGTAGAAACTCGTAAAACAATTTTGTTGGTGGAAGAAAATGAAAATCCACATGGAGACTTAGAGGTATCTTTATCTCCATGGATTATACTTACCAGTGATGATCAAATTCCTGTTCCACGTGATTGGGCTATTGCTATTGTAGAACCCATTCAGACAATTAAAAAAATGTATGAGGAGAAAGTAAATGGACAAGACAATCAAGTGTCTTTTACTGAAAGTTGATAACGTAATTGTAACTGAAATTATTGAAGTTGGTTCTGAACTTGGCGAACCAGATTGTAAACTCATTAATCCATATCTCATTGATACTGAAGGCAATTTAACTCCTTGGCCAAATGTAACTGAACAAAGAGAAATGATGATTCATTCTGATAGTATTTTGACTATTGTGGATCCAAAACCAGAAATTGTTGAAAAGTATCTTGAACTAACTGCATAATGCGATTTTATACAAATGTACAGATGGTCGGGGATCACTTCTTGATTCGTGGTTATGAAGATGGAAAACACTTCATGACACGTGAGAAGTTTAACCCGACTCTTTTTGTCCCTTCAAATAAAAAAACTAAATATCAGACTCTGAATGGAGATTATGTAGAAGCAATCGAACCTGGTTCTGTGCGTGACTGTCGTGAGTTTATTAAGAAGTATGAGGGTGTAGAAAACTTTAAAATATATGGGAACACTGGATATATCTATCAATATATTTCTGAGATGTATCCTGAAGAAGAATTAAAGTTTGATATTAGTAAAATCAAAGTTACTACTCTTGATATTGAAGTTGCATCTGAAAATGGATTCCCTGATGTGGAGTCTGCTGCTGAAGAGGTTCTACTAATTACCATTCAAGATTATTCTTCTAAAAAGATTCGCACTTGGGGTCAAGGTACTTTTAACAATAAGCAAAAGAATGTTGAATATCGTGCATTTTCAAGTGAGTATGATCTTCTTACCGATTTCATCAACTGGTGGATGATTGAAACCAACACGCCAGAAGTTGTGACTGGATGGAATAGTGAGATGTATGATATTCCATATCTTGTTCGTCGTCTAGATCGTGTTCTAGGTGAAAAACTTATGAAACGTATTTCTCCATGGGGACTTGTAACAGAAACTGAAGTTTACATTTCTGGTCGTAAGCATATCTCTTATGATGTTGGTGGAATTACTCAACTTGATTATTTAAATCTTTATAAAAAATTTACTTACACCAATCAAGAATCTTATCGCCTTGATCACATTGCTAATGTAGAACTTGGGCAACAAAAATTAGATCACTCTGAGTTTGATACATTTAAAGATTTTTATACTAAAGGATGGCAGAAGTTTGTAGAATACAACATCGTTGACGTAGAACTTGTTGACCGTTTGGAAGACAAGATGAAACTGATTGAACTTGCGATCACAATGGCTTATGATGCTAAAGCAAACTATGCGGATGTGTTTTCACAAGTACGGATGTGGGATACTATCATCTATAACTATTTGAAGAAGAGGAACATTGTAATTCCTCCAAAAGAACGTTCAGATAAAGATTCTAAGTATGCAGGTGCTTATGTTAAAGAACCGATTCCAGGGAAGTATGATTGGGTTGTCTCTTTTGATCTTAACTCCCTGTATCCTCATCTCATTATGCAGTACAATATTTCACCAGAAACTCTTCTGGAGGAGAGGCATCCGACTGTAACTGTTGATAAGATTCTTAATCAAGAAATTACATTTGAACTGTATAAGGACAAGTCTGTTTGTGCGAATGGTGCAATGTTCCGAAAGGATGTGCGTGGATTTTTGCCCGAATTGATGCAAAAAATTTATGAAGATCGCACCATCTATAAAAAGAAAATGCTCGCTGCAAAGCAAGAGTATGAAAAGAAAAAAACAAAGGAACTTGAAAAGGAGATTGCCAGGTGTAATAACATTCAGATGGCAAGGAAGATTCAACTTAACTCTGCTTATGGTGCTATCGGTAACCAGTATTTTCGATATTACAAATTAGCAAACGCTGAGGCAATCACCTTGTCTGGTCAGGTTTCTATCCGTTGGATTGAGAACAAGATGAATGCTTATCTAAACAAGATTCTTAAAACTGATGGTGTCGATTATGTTATTGCTTCAGATACTGATTCTATCTATCTCAATATGGGTCCTTTGGTTGATCGTGTATACGAAGGAAGAGAGAAAACTACTGAAGGCGTTGTTTCGTTCCTTGATAAGATCTGTAAGGTGGAACTTGAAAAGTATATTGAAGGTTGCTACCAAGAACTGGCCGAGTATGTGAATGCTTATGATCAGAAAATGCAGATGAAGCGTGAGAACATTGCTGAACGTGGAATCTGGACTGCGAAGAAACGCTATATCCTGAATGTCTGGGACAGTGAAGGTGTTCGCTATGAAGAACCTAAACTCAAAATGATGGGTATTGAGGCAGTTAAGTCTTCAACTCCTGCCCCTTGTCGTCAAATGATTAAGGATGGGTTAAAACTTATGATGAGCGGAACTGAGGAGGATGTAATTGACTTTATTGAAAAGTGCCGTAAAGAATTTAAAGCACTCCCTCCAGAACAAATTGCTTTTCCAAGAACTGCTTCAGATGTTCGTAAGTATTCTGCATCATCAACAATTTATGCGCCCAAAACTCCAATTCATATTCGCGGAGCACTTCTTTTTAATCATTATGTAAAGGAGAAAAAACTGACTAATAAATATTCACTTATTAATAATGGTGAGAAAGTTAAGTTTATTTTCTTGAAAAAACCAAATATTATTCAAGAAAATGTAATCTCTTTCATCCAAGATTTTCCCAAAGAACTTGGTCTTGACAAATACATTGACTATGAACTACAATTTGAAAAGAGTTTTGTAGATCCTCTCAAATCTATTCTTGATGCGATTGGGTGGAATGTAGAAAAAACAGTAAACCTTGAATTATTTTTTTCCTGATGGACTTTCTTAAAGATATTGTAAAAGAAATTGGTGGTGAGTATACTCAACTTGCTTCCGATATTGATGAGACTGAAACTTATGTTGACACGGGTTCGTACATTTTTAATGCACTGGTTTCAGGTAGCATATTTGGTGGTGTATCTGGGAATAAGATTACTGCTATTGCTGGAGAGTCTTCTACTGGAAAGACTTTCTTCTCTCTCGCTGTGGTTAAGAATTTTCTTGATAC